TTTGGATTCATTCGGAATTTAGGGCCCCCTGGTCCATCGGCACCAGCATCTCCTTTTCTTAACTTACCTTGTGAGTTATAATGCTTTCCTTTAGCAGCTTTTTGAGGATACTCAGTTCTTTCTAATAACTCTCTTACTAAATCATCAAATTCCATAATAATATTTATGCTTAACAGTGATAATTTAAATAACGTTGAAGAGCTTTAGCATAATGAGTGCCTTTATTTTTAAGCTTACCTTTAGCTCCTCGTACCTTACTGCAAGAGAGACTACCTAGCCTACTTTTAAGTATACCAGGTTTTACTGGCTTATGAATATTTTTCTTCTCAGCATCTTCTTCCCTCATACGTTTTGTTTTTTTCTTACTAGCTTCTTTTTTCCTAGTAATATATTTAAAAGCAGCACTTAAACTCTTTTTCTTCTTAGGGTCCTTTACCCTGCCTTTAGCTGCTCTCACTCTTTGATGTATTAAATTAATTATTTGAGATTGTCTAGCATGCGACTTACTTTTAAATGAAGCTTTATTAAGAGTTTCTCTTATATCAGAAACAGAACTAAATTTTACACTTACCGTATCACTTGGATTCTCATCAGTATATAATCTTCTACCCGATCCTTTCGGCTTTTTACCAGTACCTTTTTTAGGATCGCGCTTCTCTAAATATAAATTTACTAAATTATTAAACTCACTCATTTCTTTTTCTTTTTCTTCTTCCAACTAACACGCTTTGGACCCTTTTTCTTGTACATTTTTCCCTTTATACTCTTACAGGCTGCTTTAGTAGGTCGACATGCTGGGTAACTACCTCCAGATTTCTTAGATTTACGACCACAAGGACCACCAGTCTTACAATTTACCCACCCCTTAAACTTCTTACCTGTTTTAGGGTCAGTACCACCTCTTTTAAACCATTGACGTAATGAGTCACTAGCTTCATTAAGATAGTGCTCTACTAACCTATCAAACTCGCTCATTTTTTCTTCCAAATTTTTCCTTTTCTACATCTAACTATAGCACCAGACTTATAAGCAGAAGTTTTTTTTCCATATACTGAATCAGCTTTCCTTTTACATCTATCCTCTGCTTCTTCTTCTTTATACCCCTTCTTCTTATAATCTTCAATTTCCTTTTTATTACCAGGAGGTAACTTTACCCCTAACTTCCCATCTGGACTTCTTAACTTTACATGCTTTGCAAACTCTTTTTCAACTTTATCAGCATATTTTTTCGAAAACTTTTGCTTTACTTCATTATTTTCTTCATCTTCAGCTTTATCAACATGCATAACAATCACTGTATCTTCATCTACTCCGTACTCTTTAGTACCATCACCCATATCATCCCACTCACCAGAGATACAATCTTGAACGTCAACTCCAGCATGATTACAAGCGTCTTCTAAAGAGTCAAACGTTTTGTCTGTATGCATAATTTGACCATGTTGTCCTCCTACTGATCCTACGGAAAATTTAATGTTAGATTCTTCATTCTCCGGAAACATACGTTTTTGAACTCCTTTCTTCTTTTTCCCTAATGGCTTAGCTAGTCTAGCATCTCCTGGTGTATTAGTATACTGCTTACCGCCACCCTCATCGTTCACATTCCGCATATGGGTTGATGGACCATCACCAAAAGCACCAGTACCTACATCCTCGTTAATTGATTTATAAAAATATTTAGCAAATTTTGAAGTAGAATTCATACTACTTATATTTATAATATATATGTGGAATTACTTCAACAATACATAGAAGAAATAGGTAAAGATTTAGTTTTAGATGATTTTAACCTAAAAGAATCACAATTAAGACTTCCTTCTCGTAAGCATTACTGGGTAGCGAGACTTATTGAAGCTAAAGTTGATCGTAATAAATTACTAGCTAAAAAGAAATCTCTTAAAAAAGAAGTGGTTAAGCAAGTAGTACGTGATTCTCCTATAAAGATTACTCAATCTGCCGCTGAATCAGCTGCTGAAAGTCATTCAAGTTTAACTAAGCTTAATGATGCTATAAAAGAAAGAGATATGATAATTGAATATCTTGAAAAGGTAGAGAAAATTATGTCTTCTATGGGATATGAAATAAAAAATATTGTTGAGATACAAAAAATGGAACAATTATAATGATTGAGTTTAGTTATATTCGTGCTACAGGTAAGTTAAGAATAACTTGTTCTGATAGCTCTTTATTCGATAAAATTAGAGAGCATTTTTCTGTAGAAAATACAGGTGCAAGATTTGCAAGGAGATACTCTAGATTTGTACCGAGAAGAAAATATGCTATATCTAATACCGGGGTTTGTGAGTTAGGCATATATTGGGAAATAAGGCAGTACTTAATTAAAGAGCAAATTACTGTAGATGTTGAAGTACAAGAAGAGTTACAAAACGAATTGAATGCAGGTACAACGAAAGAACTTTATGAGGATTTTGAATTTGAATTAAGAGAATATCAAAAAGAAGTAATTAAAAAAGCTTTAAAAATAGGTAGAGGTACTTGTGTTCTAGGTACTGGTGCTGGTAAGACTTTCACTACTGCAGCCCTTATTGAGAATTATTTTAGAAATAGTGATAATAAAGATGTTTTTAAATGTGTAGTATTGGTACCTGATTTGGGATTAGTTACACAAACTTATGATGAGTTTTTAAATTGTGGTACATCATTTAAATTAACTAAATGGACGGGTAAAAATAAACCCGACTTAACTGCTAATGTAGTTATATGTAACATAGGTATAATACAGAGTCAGTTTAAAGATAATGACTGGATGAAATATATTGATTTACTTATAGTAGATGAGTGTCATAAGGTTAAAGCTACAAATAAAATAAGTAAAATTATATCTAAGATTAAAACCAAAAATAAGTATGGATTTACTGGTACGTTGCCAGAGGATCAATTAGATAAGTGGTCTATTATTGGTAAGCTAGGACCTGTTATATATGAAAAATCAAGTTATGAGCTTAGACTAGAAGATTACTTAGCTAACGTAGTTGTAAAGGTAGTCAATATTGAATATCAAAACCATCCAATATATCAAGGGGTAGATGGTTACAGGGCTGAATTAGATTATATCTATGAAAGTGATAGAAGAAATACGTTTTTAACACAGTTATGTAGCAAGTTAGAGAACAATACTCTTATACTAGTTAACCACATTTCTCATGGTGTAAATTTATCCGAATACCTTACACAGTGTGAAGATAAGCAAGTTTATTTTATTAGAGGTGAAGTAGAAGTAGATACTAGAGAAGATATAAAGAGAATAATGGAGAAAGAAACCAACGTTATATGTGTTGCTATGAGTTCTATCTTCTCTACCGGTGTCAATATCAAGAATATACATAATATTATCTTCGCCGCGGGGGGTAAATCATTTGTAAGAACAGTACAGTCTATCGGAAGAGGTCTTAGAAAACATGATTCTAAAGATAAGCTAGTTATATTTGATATTTGCGATAGACTTCGCTATGGTATACGTCATAGTGAAAAAAGAAAAGAAATTTATGAACGGGAGAAGATCAAGTATGTTGAGAAGAACATTAGTTGAAAAACATTAAATTTAACCTATAATTATACCATATGGCCAAATCCAAAAAGAAGACAGAATATTATATAGAACCTAAAGTATTTAAAGCTTCGCTAAAAAAATATTATGATTCAGATATACTTACTGATGACTTAGCAGAAAATATTAAAAAAATTGCTTATGGTTTAAGCTATAACTCTAATTTTATTAACTATACTTATAAAGATGATATGATCGGCGATGCATTAGTAAAAATGTATGCTGCTTTAAAGCATAAAAAATACAAGTTTGAAAGTAATTCTAATCCATTTTCTTACTTTACTACTATAGCATTTAACGCATTTATTAATAGAATTAAGAAAGAGAAAAAACATCACGAAGCTATCTCTAATTACAAAGAAAAAGTTTACGAGGAATATATGTCTAATCCTGAGTATACCGGTGGAGGTGTTGTTTACGTCAAACCGGTAGATGAAGAAGATGACTTGTACAATCAGTAAGCCTAGGTTCGCTATATTTTCAGATCTTCATTTAGGCGTTCATTCCAATAGTACAGAATGGCATACGTATGCTGTAGAATGGGCTAATTGGTTTAAAGATGAATGTAAAAAGAAGAATATTAAAGACTTAATCTTTTGTGGTGACTGGCATCATAATAGAAGCGAAATATCAGTTAATACATTACAAGTTTCAGCCGATATTTTAGATATCTTATCAGGCTTTAATATTATAGCTATTACCGGTAATCATGATATCTACTATAAACATCGTACTGATGTAAATTCGCTATCGATCTTTAAAAGACGTAAAAATGTAACTATTTTGGATAAGCCAGTTACTATAGAATCTTTTGATAAAACGATTACATTTTGTCCATGGAATACTAACCCTAAAGATATACCTGAGAGTGACGTCATATTCGGTCATTTTGAAATTGAAACCTTTAAAATGAATACTTATAAAGTATGCGAAGAGGGTGTTAAAGTAAAAGACTTATTAAAGAAAGGTGAACTTATTATATCGGGTCATTTTCATACTAGACATGAAAAGAGGTTTGGTAAGGGTACTATTCTATATTGTGGTAATCCATTTCAAATGGACTTTGGTGATGCAGGAAATCAAAAAGGGTTTTATACTTTAGATTTAGATAGAATGGAGTATGATTTTACTCCTAATAATATTTCACCTAATTATATGAAAATTACATTAGGGGAATTAGTAAGAGAAGGAAGCTTTACTAAAAGAATTATTGATATCATATCAAATAATATTGTAAAGCTAAAAGTTGATATGAATATATCTCAAGAAGATATGGATATTCTTCTTAAGAAGTTAAATTTACTTAAACCTAAAAACCTTACAGTAGATTATGATATAAATTTTAATCGATTGATAGATAACGTTGAAGATAAAGAAGATCTATCAGGCATTGATATTCCACAAGCCATTGAAGAATTTATTAATTTACTTGAAATTAACAATAAAAAGGATATCATAGATTATACCTTATCGCTGTATGAAAAGAGTAGACTTTAAAAAAGTATCGATAGTAAATTTCTTATCTGTAGGAGATGAACCGGTTACAGTTGAGTTTAAAAAAGGTTTGCATGTTATAACTGGTAAAAATAGAGATAAACCTGATAGAAGAAATGCTATTGGTAAAAGTACTATTGCTGATTCGATCTATTTTGCTATATTTGGCGAGACTTTAAGAGAGATTAAAAAAGATCTTATACCTAATAATCTTACTAACGGTAAAACTCATGTAGAGTTAGATTTTGAAGTAACTACAACTAGTGGTACTAATGAATATAAGATAATTAGAAACTTATCTCCATCAAAAGCATACATCTTTAAAGATGGTATTGATAAAACTAGAGACAGTATTAGCAATACTACAAAATATATTGCACAAATTTTAAGTGCATCGCAAGCTATTTTTCAAAACTGTGTTATTATGACAGTTAATAATGCAGTGCCTTTTATGGCTAAAAATAAAATCGAAAAGCGTAAGTTTATTGAAGATATTTTTGGAATGGAGATTTTTAGTACTATGCTCTCTACATTGCGAAATGAATATAATGAAATTAAGAGAGAACATGATACAGAAACAACTAAACTAGATGAGGTATCTAAAAGTCTTAATAATTACTCTAATCAAAAAGATAAACTATTACAAAAACGTAAAGAGAAAAAAGAGTTATATTTAGAAAGGGAAGCAAATAATAATCAAGAATTAGAAAAGCTACTTGACGACATTAAAAATTACGAAGATGTAAATGTTGAAAATATACAAAACTCTATTGATAGTTTAAATGAAAGGCTTGAAGAGTGTGAATTAAAAATTAATAATGATATTGAGCAGATTAGTACTGAAAAAGCAAAAGTTAAATATAAAAAAGAACAATATCAAAAAATGGGTACTGATGAAGAAATATGCCCAGTTTGTTTAAGGAGTATTGAAGAGCATGATCAAGATGTTATTAGTAAAGAAAGAGAAAAGCTTAAAGATACTATCGAGCGAATGGTTGAATCAATAAAGGTTATTGGTACTGATTTAGATGAGTTAAAATTGCGTAAGGTAAAAATTTTAAAAGCTATTACATCCTGTCATAATAAAATTGCTGAAGCAAAGGTTACATTACAAAAACGAAAAGGTACTAAAGAGCGTGTAGGTCAATTACAAGAATGGTTAGAAGAATTAAAAATAGACTTAGAAGCAGTTGAATCTACTGAAACTGATTTTGATGAGCTTATAGTAGAAACGAAAAAGCGCTTTGATAGTTTAGATTCTGTAGTAAAAGATTTTAGAGATCAAATATCTACTTTAGATATAGTTAAGTTTGTAGTTTCTGAAGAGGGTGTAAAGTCATATATTGTAAATAAACTACTAGAGCTTCTTAACGGTAAACTACTACACTATCTTAAACGTTTAGACTCAAATTCAATTTGCATATTTAACGAATATTTTGAAGAAGAGATTTTAAACGAAAAAAATAAAATTTGCTCTTACTTTAACTTTTCAGGCGCTGAAAGAAAATCTATAGACCTAGCTTGCTTGTTTACGTTTTCAGATATTAGACGTCTACAAGGTGGTGTACAGTATAATATAGCTATATACGATGAATTATTTGACTCTTCGTTTGATGAAAAGGGTATCGAATTAATTACCGAAATCTTGCAAGATAGAGTAGAAGAGCTTAATGAATGCTCGATTGTTATTTCTCATAGAAAAGAATCTATAAAAGCTGTTACTGGTGATGTTATATATCTTGAAAAAGAAAATGGTATAACTCGCCGTGTAGATTATAAAGAAATGTAACTTAAATATGCACGATGTTAAATCCTAATCCTTCACCATGGCAGCCTTCTCCAATCGCTAGTCCATTTGCTCCTTTACCTATACAAGTAGAAAAACAGCCTGAACAACCTCAACCTAAAGAAGCTGATCTACCTAGATTTGTAAATTTTTTAGCTGATTATTCAGGCTGTGGTCATTGGAGGATAATATGGCCTGAATATGTTATAAATATGACTGGGGTAGGAATGTCTCAATCTACTACAGCTATGGTTGCAGATCCTAGATGGTATCAAAATGTAAAATGTGTTAAGGTACAGCGACAGGCTTCAAACTCACAAAAAGAATTTATTAAACATCTTAAGAAAATACAACAAGAAGCTGGGTTCAAAATTATATATGAAGTTGATGATGTTGTATTTAAAGAAGATATACCCGACTATAATAAATTTAAATTTGCTTTTGATACAGAGGAAGTAAGAAATAATTGCATTGAAATTATTAATATGGTAGATGAAGTTACAGTAACTTGCGACTTTATGAGAAGGTTATACCAAGAAAAGACAGGTAAACAAGAAATTACAGTAATACCAAACTTTATGCCTAATTTTTGGATGGGTAATATCTTTAATAAGAAAAAAGTACAGCGTGACTTTACAAGAAATAAACAACGCCCACGTATATTGTATACTGGCTCCGGAGCTCATTATGACGTAGATAACAAAGTAGGTGGTAAAGATGACATGTACGGTGTACGAGATATTATACGTAAGACGGTAAACAAATATCAGTGGGTGTTTGTTGGAGCTTTCCCTCCTCAGTTAGTTGATTTAGTTCAGTCTGGTAAAATAGAATTTCATCCATGGCGAGATTTGCTATCTTACCCTGCTTTTATTAGTAGTCTTAACGTACAATTAATGGTTGCACCTTTACAAGTAAATAATTTTAATAATGCAAAGTCAGACATTAAATTTTTAGAAGCGTGTACATTAGGTATACCTTGTTTATGCCAAGATATGGAAACTTATAATACAGCACCAAGTTACTTAAAGTTTTCTACCCCTGAAGAATTTGAACATAAGATACGAACTATACTTCACTCTAAAAATAGAGCTAAATATTTCGGTAACATCGAGAAATTAAGATCTATTGCCGAAAAACGAACTTTAGAATTACCTCAAAATATTGGAGCACACGTAGAAGCGCTTACTACTCCTTATGGTTCTAGTGAAAGAAAGTATTTAAGAGAATGGAATTAGAGACTTTTAGAAAAAACGTATTTTCGCAATATGGTGAAGACGGGGTAATAGAAAGAATATTTGAAGTATTAGATATTACTAGTGGCTATGTATGTGAGTTTGGAGCTTGGGATGGCATTCATTGCAGTAATACATACAACCTTTATTCAGATGATTCTGATTTTATACCTATACTAATAGAGAGTGATAAGGAAAAATATAAAGATCTAGAAGTTAATTTACAAGATATAAAACAAAAATATATAGCTAATAAGTTTTTAAATAAAGAATCTAATCATAAAGATTCACTTAGTAATATAATTAAAGATTTTAAGATAAATGATATAAACAATAATAACTTTGTACTTTTAAGTATCGATGTTGATGGACCTGATTATGAGATTTGGAAAAATTTTACTGATTATAGGCCACGCGTAGTAGTTATAGAAGCTTCGAAGTTATTACACCCTGAAGAATTAGTTTACCCTACTGAAGATGGTGGTGCTTCAGCAGGTATACTAGTACAATTAGGAAAAGAAAAGGGGTATGAATTAGTTTGTCATACAGGATCAAATTGTATTTTTGTACTTAATGAAGATTTTCCAAAATTTAAAATAGAAGATAATTCCTTATCAAAATTATACATTTATACACAAAGTACAGCAGTATTAAGATTGGTTGAAAAGGGTGTTTATACTGAAGAGCAGGGAGAGTATTGGATTGAATATATGTCAGCTATGGGCCAGGTGATACAACACTCAGATGGTTTTACACCTACTAAAATTTTCTAGCATTTAGGAACTTCATTATTATAATAAGACGATGTCTTATAGAAATGTAGTATATGATGGCCGGAGAGGCTGCGTTAATTTGTTTACTTGGGATGGTGAAGGTAAGCGAGTTATGCATGAGTGTTCTTTCGAGCCTTATCTATACGTTGAAGATAATAGAGGGGATAAGACGTCAATATTTGGAACTAAAGTTAAAAAGAAGTCATTTCACAATGCTTATAATAGATCTAGATTTGTAAATGATGCAGGTATAAAACGAGTTTTTGAAAACTGTCCTCCTGCACAGCAATTTTTGCTAGATATGTATTGGCAGCAAAATGAAAATGAAGAATTTTCGAGTAAGCCTCTTAAGTATTGTTTTTTAGATATTGAGACTTATAGCGTTGATCATTTTCCTGATATTGAAAATCCTACTCATGTTGTTAATGTTATAACTTGTTGGGATAATTTTAGTAAGAAGTTTCATACGTTTGGTATCAAGCCGTATACTGGTAAAGGAAGAGACGATCTTAATTATGTTTATTGTAAAGATGAAAGAGAGATGTTTATTAAGTTTCTTGAATATCTTGAAAATGACTTCCCGGATATCTTAAGTGGTTGGAACTCCGAATTTTTCGATATACCTTATATTGTAAATAGAATGGAAAGGGTGTTAGGTCAAGAATTTGTAAATAGACTCTCCCCGCTTAAAAGAGTTCATTTTAGAGTTATTAAAGGTAAGTTCGGTAGAGAACAAAAACGCTATTATATTGATGGTGTTGCATGTTTAGACTACCTCGATGTTTATAAACGATTTTGTTTGAAGTTAAGAGAGTCGTATAAGTTAGATGCTATTGGTCAAGTAGAACTAGGGGATAGAAAAATTGATTACGGAGGGGTAAGCTTAGCTACTCTATCAGATGAAGATTGGAATACCTTTATTGATTATAATATTCAAGACGTTAATTTGTTAGTACGTCTAGAAGAAAAATTACAGTATATACCTTTACTAAGAACCCTATCTTACGTAGGGTTAACTACTCTTGAAGGTGCAATGGGTACTATTCAAGTTATTAATGGTGCTCTAACTATTAGAGCTCGTAAGCGTAATGAGATTATTTCGACGTTTATTCGTAATGCTGATACTGGTAAAAATCCTGGAGCGTATGTAGCTGAACCTAAAAGAGGGTTTAAGAAAAATGTAGTCTCTTTTGATGCTAACTCTCTATACCCGAATGTGATGATCTCTTTGAATACTTCACCGGAAACTAAAGTGGGTAAAATAGAGAGAACCACTGATAAAAATGTAACGATACAGCATGTTACCGGTAAATTATTCGAACTTAGTAAACCTGACTTTGTAAAGTTTCTAAAAAATGAGCAATGCTCTATATCTAAAGCTGGATTTCTATTCAGTCAAAAGAAGAAGGGTATCATACCTGAATTCTTGGAATACTATTATAATAAACGGGTTGAGATAAAGAAAAAACTATTTAAGACTAAGCAAAAATTTAAGAAAGAACCTAATAATTTAGATCTTAAATATGAAGTTGAGAGGCTTAATACTTCGCAGATGGTTATTAAGATTCTTATTAACTCTTGTTATGGATATATGGGCAATAAAAATGCCCCTATTGGTGATGATGATATTGCATCTTCAGTAACGTTAACCGGTCAAGCTGTAATTAAGTATTCGAATGAATTAATTAAAGAGTTTCTTAAGAAAGAAGTAGCAGATATATCTGATAGAGAGCTTGAAGAATGTGTTATTTATAATGATACTGATTCGTCATATATTTCGATCTCTCCTCTAGTAGATAAAGGTATTGTAAAATTTTGGGATAATGATATGGTCCACGAGGAGACGTATAGCAAGATTCAAGAGATTGAAGACTATCTAAATGAGGGTATAAGTAAATGGGCTGAAAAAGCTATTCTTACTAATAATAGTAGGTTTGTATTTAAGCGTGAATGTATAGCTGATATCGGTGTTTTCTTACAGAAAAAACGTTATGTTATGCATATACTTGACGATGAGGGTATTAAGGAAAATAAATTTAAGTATACTGGTGTTGAAGTAGTTCGAACTACTATGCCTAATGCTATTAAACCTTATGCTAAAAAGATAATTGAAACTATGCTTTCAACTCAGTCTTTGAAAGAAACTAATAGTATACTTAATGAAACTTATGAGGTCTTTAAGAGCTTATCACCGGAAGAACTTGCTTTTGTAATGGGTGTAAAGGGATACGAAAAATACGCTTCGCAGAGTAATGAGTTTAATACTTGTAAGGGTATGCCTATACATGTAAAATCTGCTTATTACTATAATGAGCTTCTAGATAAATTAAATACTGGTAACAAATATGAATCGATTAGTACGGGAGATAAAGTCCGTTATATGTATGTTGAGCAGCCTAATAAGTTTGGTCTGGATAGTATTGGCTTTAAATATGAGTATCCTGAGGAGTTTAATAGTATCTTTAAACCGGATTATGATAAGATGTTTCAAAAAATCTTATTTCAAGCTATCGAACGTTTTTACGAAAATGTAAATTGGACTATTCGTAAGCCTTCAGAAAATGTTCAAGTTGAACTCTTTGACCTATTTGCTAAATAAAAACATGGCAGTACAACCAGGTGGTTACTTAGATAAACCAGAAGATGATAATACCTCTAAAGCGCACCCAGCTTTTAATAGAGGTAAAATAAAAGGAATCCTTGAAACGTTAGCAATCTTACGTAAGGTAATTAACGGGGAGGATGACGGATCTGGTGTGATTAATTCACCAGAAATTGAAAAAATACGAAAATCTGTTTTTGTTATGAGAGACACTTTAGAGCATGCATCTGATAAATCTACTTATCTATCAAAACAGGCCAAAGAAGCTCTCGATACAGCTATTGAACATGCCAACTCTTTGAGATATCAGTAGTTGCTTTTTAAAATTTTTTACTTAATATTATTATTATGTCAGACATTAAAACTATCTCAGATCACATCGGTCGTACTGTTGTAGGCGTTGTAACAAAAGAAGATGACGAGACTATTACTATTAATAATCCTGTTATTATTCACGTGCAACCTAACCCGCAAAACGGTCAACTCCAAGTTCAGTCCTTTCCATACTTGTTTATGGAATTTATTAAAGGAGACAAAACACAAAATAATTGGACTTTTAATAAATCAGTTATCTCTATCTCTGATGTAGAGTTAGATGATAGAATTGTACAGCAATACGAGAATATTAATTCTCCACAAGCTGCTGAAGGGGAAGCTGCTGAAGAAGATCCAGAAGTAATTAAGTTGTTCGATGATTAAAATCGACGATAAGCAAAAATAGTAAAAACTCCCCTTCGGAAGTTGGGGAGTTTTTTTTGGTTTTTTTAACACTATACTATAAATACTATTACTATGAAACTAACTAAATATACACATAACCCAATTGCTGAAATCGAAAGAGCCTTTGATGGCTTCTTTAACCTAACACCTGTCTTTCATCAATTGGAAGAAGTTTACAAGACAGGTGATCAAGTTCGTTTTTCGCAAGATGAAAACACGCTAAGCGTGCAAATTGACCTACCAGGTGTTGCAAAAGATGATCTAGATCTTTCTACAGATACAGATCAACGTGAAGTTTATATAAAAGCTAAGCGAAAAATTAAAACTAATGACGGAGAAAAAGAACAGACTTACAATAGATCATTCTCCGTAGGTAGAGAGTTTGATTTGAATAAAATTAAGTTTACTTATATTAACGGGGTACTAGAGGTAGATGTACCAAGAAGAAAAAAGGAAGAATATATAAAAACATATACAGTCTAAAATTTAAATGGGCCTAGCTAGCCCAAACCCGGGTGTGCCTGAATAAACATTTTAAGCAAGAGTGTTAAAGGGACTGCTGACTTACATGGAGGGTCGACTGACTATTAAATGTATAATGCGGGGTACAAGTAGGTAAAAAGATGAAACTGCATCTTGCCTAACTGAAAGTTGGAGGTAACCAGAAAATCCTCTCACCCACCTTAAAGCCCCCGAAAGGGGGCTTTTTTTATCTAAATAATTAGGTGAATATAATTGTTATAGCTGATTTAACTACTAATGAAGGGCTATACTTTAGATATCTATCAATGATGGTTCAAGCTGATGTTGTAGTGGAAACAAGCAAACCTTTAATTGATTATCATTATAGAAATCTTAAAAGCCAAGGTCTCTATGACTGTGTGTATGATATGGTTACACCAGAATGTGGTGTAGAGGGTATTCGAATTGATACTGAATTGAATTACCCTATGACAATACAAACTGATACAATTAAAGGGGCTAATGTTTTGCATCTACTTAAACAAATAGAACAGTTGAAAAGTATAAAGAACTCTATATAATTGTTTATATGGATAAAGATGTTTTAAAAGCTTTAGATGATATTGATAAGGTTAATCCTTTTGCTACGTATCTAAGTGATAGTACTTTAAGTAGAGTTGGTACTTGGATTGATACCGGATCCTACGTATTAAATGCTATTATTTCTGGATCAATTCACGGTGGTATACCTAAAGGTCGTGTAACTATGCTAGCAGGAGAATCTATGACGGGTAAGTCGTTATTCGTTCAAAAGATTCTAGCTAAAGCTCAAGAAGAAGGTTTAATTCCAGTAATTTTTGATACTGAAAATGCTATCGACCCTGAAGGTGCTGAAAGACTTGGCTTAGATATTAGTAAAGTAAAGTATGTACCTTGTACTAGTATCGAGCAAGCTAGAAACTCTCTATATAAGTTCCTTATGTCTGTTAAAGAAAAGGGTCTTGAAGGTAAATTTATTGTAGCTATTGATTCTTTAGCTAACTTGCAATCTGAATTGGAACTTTCTCGTATGAGCAAAGATAGTACTTCATCAGATATGGGTACTAAAGCTCGAGCTATGAAAACATTAATGCAAACTTGTACTAATTTAGGTTCAGTAACTCAAACAACTATTCTTTGTACTAATCATGTTTATGATGATCCTACTGCTCTCTTTCCTTCTATTGAAAAGAATATGCCTGGTGGAAAGTCATGTATCTATTTACCTTCTGTAACTGTTCAACTAGCTCGTAAGCCTATTAAAGATGACGGAGGTAAAACTGTAGATGGCGAACTAGCTGTAGGTCAGAAAAAGTACTCAGGTATTATTATTAGAGCCTTAACTCGTAAGAATAGATTTATTAAGCAATATTTAGAAGGTGAAATGTACTTATCATTTTCTTCTGGTCTAGATAGGTATTATGGATTAGTTGATTTAGCTGTTGGTGTTGGTGCTGTAATTCAAACTGGAGCTACTTATCAGCTTGAAGATGGTACTAAGTTAGGCTATTATAAGAATTGGAGAAAAGATACTAAGCTTTGGGAAGAGACTATCTTACCTAAAGTAGAAGAACGTATTAAAAATGAATGGTCTTATAGTAATAACGAAGATGAAATCCCCGAAGAAGTAGAAGATGAAGAAATTAGTATTGACGCTTAGTGGCGGAATGGACTCGTCTGTGCTGTTGTATATGGCGCAGGATAGAGGTTTTGAAGAAGTACATACAGTAACTTTTGATTATGGTCAAAGGCATAAACGTGAACTTAGTTGTGTTGATAAACAACTACATAACTTTGCTGAACGTTATGGTGATTGGGTAAACTTGAAAGTAACTAATAAAGTACTTGATGTAAAATATATTAAAGATATTGCACCTACTTCTTCTTTAACTAATAAGGATATAGATAATCCTGATATTAGTAAAATGGCAGGAGATGCGCAGCCCGTCTCATATGTACCGTTTAGAAACTTAATGTTTCTATCTATTTGCTCTGCTTATGCAGAAAGCGTTGGTGCAGATACAGTATGGTATGGAGCTGCTCTGGTAGATTCTCTAGCTGGTTACTGGGATGGGAGTGAAGAGTTTGTTGATATGGTAAACAAAGTAACCGATCTTAATAGAGAGAATAGGATCAACATAGAAGCTCCTTTACTTGAAATGACAAAACCTGATATTATTAAAGAAGGTATTAGACTTGGTGTTAAGTATAAAGATACTTGGACTTGTTACTCTGATAGAGAGGATGGTTTAGCTGATGCTACTACACCTTCAAGTAGTATGAGAGTAAAAGGATTTGTAGACGCAGGTTATAAAGATCCTATTACTTACATTCAACAAGATAAGTTGAATAAGCTCTATGACGAGAATAATTGCAGAGAATGTGCTTAAAGACCGTAACGTCTAAGTTCCTCTAACTGCCATTGAGTTTTAGGCTTATATCTTTCTTTAAAGGATTGATTTTTGACTTCAGTCTTTTTATTTCTTTTGTCTGAAGCTGTCTGCTCAGTCAAATAAGCAGCAGTTGAGGTTTCGGAAACTTCTAAATGGGGTTGAGCTACGTACTCTTTACTTTCTTTATTCATAGCTTGTTTAATTTTCTTTCTCCTATTTAAAAGGTATTCATCAGTCTTATCTTCATCTCCATCATTATCAATATCTCCGTCTTCTTTACCTACAGGATCCATTTCATCTTCTGCTACCGCGGCAGCAGCTAAAGCTTTTTGCTGCTCTTCATAATCATCACCCGTCACATCACTAGCATCTCTTGCCATGGCGGCAATATGTGGATCTTCTTGATCAGACTTTACAGCAACTTGCGCTTTTGCTGGTTTGATGATAGTTGATAAATAAGCTGCAATTTTTTCATAACCTGGCTCATTTGCTATTTGTCTTACAAAACTCTCAAGCTGTTTAACTGTGTTAATTTTTTCTGCGTAATCAACAACTTGATCTAAAGCTTGATCACTAATATCAAATCCTTCATCTCCTAAGTTTTGCTTAATATCATTTAAAACTCTATTCATTAATCCCTTAACAAGCATTACTTCATCTATATCAGCACCAATTTCATCTGATAACTTATCCGCAAGTTCATCAGGATCAGCTGCTTTAATTTGCTCTACTTCTTGTGGAGTAAACTCCCCTCTCTTTTGATCGTTTTTTAATGCAAAGGCAATTAGAGCATCGCTTTCAGCTTCAATATACTTATCAAGCTTTTCAGCTCTATCATCTAAAAAATAATCCGGATCCTTATCACTTAAATATTTTATAATTTGAGTAGAAGAAGTACTCATACGATATAATTTTTCTGCTTCTGCATCATTTATAACATCTAAATTATATAACGCTCTAATCATCATACGATTTTTTAATCTTGACTGTGAAGGAGCTGGTCTACCCTCAGGGTCACGGTATGCTTTTAATTTAGGGCCTAACCCTTTACGCACCATTTGCTTATATCGAGAAAGAGCATCTTTTTCTTCGAGAATTTCTGCTCTGTTGATTAAATCATTAAAGCTATTAATATTAGTTATATCAAAGGAACTCATATAATATATTTATACCTATGAAGCTGAATTATAAGGATTTTAATAAAATGACTGATAGGGAGTTGTTCAAACTTCCTGGAGTTGGTAGAACTACAGCTAAACGGATTATTGGTTTTAGACCGTTTAGAAATAATAACGATTTATTCAAGGTTAAGGGGTTGGGTAAGAAGACCTTAAAGCAATTAGGTATTGAAAAAGCTAAGAAAAAGCAGAAAAAGTGGTATACAATTGATGGGGTTGAATATCCAGATAATGCTTTAGCTAAAGATAAAAGATTTGGAACTATTGATTTATTTTGGCGCATCCCTAAAGCTCATAGAGAGAGTATTAGTGAGCCATCTCCTTGGATATTACGTATGCGAAGAATTAGTGAACGTATCAGAGATGAAGGACCTGAAGGTACTATGAGTAGATATGTTGATAATTCGTATATGTGGGAGCCAGGTTTCAAGTTTCCGTGGGAAGATTGAAAAAGTAAAACCTTACTATAATTATTTTTATGTGTGCAATTTTCGGATCTCCTGATACTACAATGGTAGAAATACTGTATCAAGCTAATAAAGAACGAGGCAATTTTGCTAGTAGTATAGTTCAATTAACAGATTTCGAGCAACATGTACTTAAGAAAGAAGGTGATATAGACTTTGAACAGGTTACATTAGATGAAAAAAATAATTATTATCTAGGACATGTCCAGGCTCCTACTTCATCACAAAGAAAATGGCATTACGATACGTCGCATCCGTTTGAGACTATGTCATGGATGGTATTTCATAATGGAGTTATAACAAATGAAGAATCTATTAGAAATAAAAAACTATCTCATATCTTAAATCCTGTAGATACTGCTTTAATAGTAAATCTTATACAACAATATATGGAAAGAGATAAGTCAAGTAAACCTAACCCTATAAAATATATTAAAAAAGCGCTTGAGGATCTCGATGGATCATTTGCATTATCAATATTAGATTGTGATACTAATGAACTATACTTAGCAAGAGTAGGCTCAGCTCTACACTATAATAATGATGGTTGTTTTTCTACTATGCCGGGTAATAATTATAAAGAAGTACCTGAGGGAGTTATTTTAAGACTCAATAGAAAGACTAACAACTTTAATAAAGTAGGTACGTTTAAACATACTTCACCCTTTTTGTTTATATGAGCGATTTATTTATATTTTCTGCTACTAAAGGTAAAAAAGAAGACACTCTACTATATCAAACATCTGATTATAGAGATGAAATTTTCTTTAAGGAACATAATACAGATTCTTTACAATCTCTTTATAACAAAGCTATAGAATTTTCTATAAAAGAAAATATCGAATATATAGTACTTGCTCACGACGATGTAATTTTAGAAAACTTTTCACATGAAAGAATGCTTGAAAATTTTGAGAATTATGATGTACTTGGTGTAGCAGGAGCTGCAGAAGTTAAACTTCAAGAACCCGCTCTTTGGCACTTAATGGGAGGAGGATTAGGTAGCGATAAACTACATGGGGCAGTTGCTCATCTACACGGCAAAGAAAAATTTATGACAAGTTTTGGCTCTTACCCTCATAGAGCTATTTTACTTGATGGTGTTTTCTTAGCTATAAAGAGAGAAGTATTTAAAAAGGTAAGATTTGATGAAAAATGCCCTTCTAAATTTCACTTTTATGATTTAGATTATACTATATCTTCTCATAAAGCGGGGTTTAGAAATGGAGTTTCCGATATATACGTTACTCATGCTTCACCTGGTTTAACTAATTTTTCCGAAGAGTTTAAAGAGGGTCAAAAATGGTTCTTGAATAAGTGGAAGAAGTAACTATACTACAGTTGTGAGTAAATTAGACTTAGATTATTTCGAAAATATTCTAATCTTTAAGTCTCTTACTGATAGTGGGTATCTAGCGAGTATAGCAGATATAGTACAACCGGCTTACTTTAAAAATAAAGCTATAGCTGATGTATTTTCTATTATTAAAGACTTTAGTGAGAAGCGAAATAAATTACCTACTACGACTGAGCTAAAGTCTTATTTAGTTACAGATGATCAAAAAGATTCATTTAAAGAGTTAGTTGGCTCTTTTTCTGATATAGATAAAAATTTAGATAAAGATGAGCTTTATGATAATACTGAGCAGTTCTTAAAAGAGAAAGCAGTATATCATACTATGCTTGATGTAGCAGAAGATGTTGCGAAAGGTACTGTAGATACTTCGATAGTATTAGATAAGTTTGAAAAATCTTGTAATATTAACTTAGTAACCGATTTAGGGTTAGATGTACAACAAGATATTGATAGTATTATTAATGATATTACATCTGTACAGAGACATATTCCTAGTAACTGGGAATGGTTAGATAATAACTTAGATGGTGGCTTCTTAGAAGCGGGTAAATCCTTATATGTATTTGCTGGTGAAACTAATATTGGTAAGTCAATATTTTTAGGTAATATAGCGAGAAATATAGCAAGTCAAGGTAAGAATGTTCTTTTAGTAACTTTAGAGATGTCAGAGTTATTATATGCTCGACGTATATGTACTAATATATCAAAGATTCCTATTAAAGAGATGAGTACTAATACTGCTTTGTTAAAGCAGGCTGTTGAAGAAGAACCAGGTAAAATCTTTATTAAAGAGTTTCCGCCTTCTACTATTACAGCTAATCAACTTAAAGCTTTTGTAAAGAAGTTTTCCGAGAAAGGTATTAAACTTGATGCTATAGTATTAGACTATCTTAATTTAATGCATTCTTCTATAGGTAATAATTCATATGAAAGAATAAAGCATGTAACGGAGCAAGTAAGAGCTATGAGTTATCTTTTTGAATGTCCTATTATATCAGCAACGCAACTTAATAGAGCCGGATTCGATCAAGATAATCCTGACCTTGCTACTATATCTGAATCTATTGGTCTAGCTGCTACTGCTGATGTAATTGCTTCTATATATCAAAATGAAGAAGATAGAGAGCTAGGTATTATTCGATTAGGTATGATGAAAAATCGTTATGGTCCTCGAGGTACTACTCAAGCTATGAGAATTGATTATTCTACTCTAACTATTGAGCAAGCAGATGATATAGAGCTAGAAGATGAAAGTAGCGAGACTCTAGGGGCTTTAGCCGCTCTTGCAAATTAACAAAAGGAACTAAATAGTTTGAGTGAATGTACTTATATACACTGATAGTGATCTAGATGGAGCTGGCTCTGCACTGTTGTTAAAGTGGTATTTTAAAGATGCAAAAGACATAGTTATTGTTGAAACTGGAGAGTCTATTTTAACTTCTAATTTTAAAAGTAGAGAAGGTACGTTTGATCATTTTGATAAAATTTTTATTTTAGATCTCTCTCTAACTAAAGATATAATTCCTTATATAGATAGAGAAAAAGTAATAGTTATAGACCATCACGCTGATCACTATGATTTAAAAGATTATTATAAGAATGCTAAAGCTATTATCGAGCCAGGTTCTTCATGTGTAAAACTAATTAGTAAGATATTTAGTAAAAAACTTAATCTGACTGAAGATCAACAGACTTTAATAGATCATATTGATAGCTACGATAGTTTTAATTTTAAAAGCAAAGACCCTCTTAAACTCAATGCGATTTTTAACTGTTATAACAGACCTAAGGTTGAGCAGTTTATAACTGCATTTTATGATGGGTTTAGAGAATATAGTATATATGAAAAAAATGCTATTAATTTACACTTTAAAAAATTAAAAGAACAAATAAAAAATGCTGAAATTTTTAAAGGTAAAATAAAGGAGTATGATGTGATAGCAACTTTTGCTGATTATGCTATAAATGAAGTAGCGCGTTATTTCATCAACATACATAAAGCTGAGATTGGTATTGTTGTTAATAAAAAGGCTAAAGTAGTATCGTTTAGAAGAGCTAAAGAATCGAAAGTAGATGTAAGTATATTAGCTAAAACTTTATGTGAAGGAGGGGGATCGGTTGCAGCAGCTGGTGGCAAGCTCACAGAAAAATTCGGAGAACTAACCAAACAATTTAAACCATGCTAAAACCAGGAGGCGAATTAGGGCCATTTCATACAATACAAGGCAAAGAAACAGAACATCTTTTATTATGTTTTTGCACCTTTTGCTCACTTTTAAAAGGAAAGAAGCTATCATATCAGAATATATTCTTACTGCTATTGAAAGAAAAAAGATTAAGGGAGTTATTTAAAGATCTTTTAACAGTTGATACTAATTTTGAAATGGTTAAAATGTTTATAGATTTTGACCCGTTAATTACTAAATCAAAATACGTAACAAAGTTCCTTAACAATAATAAAAATTTAAAATTATGATTACAGAAAAAGAGAAGCAAATTTACAATAGTTATTTGTATGCTTCTCGATCTGTTAAAAATCAACCGGTTAAGTTAAGGCAAAATTTTGATAAAATAGATAGCAAGACTGAAGTAGCTCTTAAAAAATTATCTATATTCTTATCAAAATATAATTATATTAATTATAACGATTATTTTATATCTCCATATAAAGTGTATGGATCGGATAACTATTTCGATTTACAATTCTTTAATACCAGAAAAGCAATAAAATGCTATTCATTATATTGCAAAGAAAGGGAAGTTCAAAATCCTGATAGTGAAAATAGTATTGAAGCTCTTAAGGAGTGTTTAAGATTTGTATACAACTATTGTTGTGAACATAAGATAACTTTAAGTAAATACAAATCAAATATTGATACAGAGACTATACCTGTAGTATTCAAGCATCTTAAAAATCATAAGGTTAATTTCTATACCCTGCATGCTCTAAAGATGGATTCTATAATTAAAGAGCAAGATAAAGAGGTTATAGACTGGCTTATAAACGATTTTACTCAACTCTATTCGAATACCCGTTTAAAGTATATCGCTTCAAAAGTGTTGAAGGATAAAGCTAGAAAGGGAATTAAATTAATAGAAGAACAGTTGAATAATAGATATCAGTAACTAATATAAAGATATATGAGTACATTTAATTCATCGATGTTTCAATCAATAAAAGACGCTCTAGTAAGCGATACACAAAAAAGTAATACAAGTTACAATGAAATCATGTCTTGCCGACCTGGCAATACATATACGGTAAGGCTTTTGCCTTATGGTCCCGAACCGTCTAAGACGTTCTTCCATTATTATAATCACGGATGGACTTCTTTTGCGACTGGTCAGTATGTTCAAGCTCTTAGTCCTCAAACTTTCGGGGAACGAGATCCTATTGCTGAGGAACGATATAAAGTTCTAAGAACTGGAAAT